GGGGCCAGCGGCAACGATACGGCCAACATGATTCAGGCGCTGCAGCAGAACGCCAAGATCACCGACCCCAAGGTCATGGAAAAAGCCCTTGAGGCAATTGCCATGCAGGGCCAGGCGGGCAGCTTTGAGGCCAGTGACATGGCGCGTTGGTTTCCGCAGTTGCTGGCGGGCATGGGCAAGTTGGGTGTCACCGGCATGGATTCGGTGAGCCAGCTCGGCGCAATGCTGCAGGTCCAGATGAAAACGGCCGGTGGTTCGGATGAGGCCGCCAACAACCTGAAGAACTGGATGGAGAAGATCGGCTCCACCGATGTGGTGAAGTCATACAAGGACGTCGGTATCGATTATCAGGGATCGCTGAACACCGGTATCCAAAAGGGCATGTCGACCCTGGAGTCCAGCTTTGCACTGGCCCAGCGGTACATCGAAAAGACAGACCCTGAAAAAGCGAAAAAAATGAAGGAGGCAACGGCCAAGATCAGTAAGGAGACTGATCCGGCCAAAGCCAAAGAGATGCTGGACTCGCTGGAGCAGGCGCTGCGCACTGGCGATCTGTTTGCCGACATGCAGGTCAAGGCTGCACTGACCGCTTACACGCAGAATCGCGGGCTGTATGAGCAACTGAAAAAGGACTCACAGAATGCTTCTGGGATCCTCGACAAGAACCTTGCCGAGCGCCGCGGTGCATCTTCGCAGATCTGGGCCGAGACGTTCCAGGCCGTCAACGATTCCATGCGCAGCATTGGTGACGCGATACGCCCGGTCACTGATGCGGTTGCGAAGGGTATAACGGCAACCGCCAAGGAATTTACAACGCTTTCTGATAATGCCAAGCCTGTTGTTCTTGCCATTGCGCTACTCGGCGGAGGGCTGGTCGCGCTGAAGTCTGCGGCCAGTGCTTTCAAAATTGGCAAGGGGTTGCTCAATCTCGGACGTGGCGCGCTGGGCGGCAATCCGAACAAGGTACAGAAAGTCTACGTCACCAACTCTGGCGACAAAGACGATAAGTCCGAAGGGAAGGTCGGCGCAGTCAAAGGCTTGCTGGAAACCGGTCTCAAAGCTTTTAAAGGCAAGGACAAAGCAAAAGTTAAGGGTAAGGACAAAGCTGATGCTGACGGCAAGGGTGGCGATGACGATGCTGATGACGACGCAGAGGAAAGCGGCAAGACCGGCTTTGACCCGGTCGATACCGGCCTGAAGATCCTCGATCTGTTTGGTGAGGGTGGCAACGACTCTGATGGCGCGAAGGGCGGCAGTAGCTCTGAGCCGCAGAAGGTCTTTGTGGTCAACGCCAATGCGTTCGGTGGCGGTTCGGATGCACCAGGCGATCAACGTCGCTCACGACGCAGCCGTCGGCGTGGCGCTGCTGGCGGTGCCGGTGGTCGACGCGCAGGACCTCCGCGCCCTCCGATGCCGCCAGCTCCTCCTGTACCAGCAGGCCGACTGGCGCGGTTGGCGGGTGCCGCAGGAAAGCTGGGCAGTGTTGCCAAGGTGGTTCCCGGCGCGAAGTTTCTGGATGCGGGCATGCTTGCTCTGGACACCTACCAAAACGCCGAGACCCAGGACGAGAAAGCCGAAGGCTACGGCGGCGCTGCGGGTGGGCTGGCCGGTGCATTGGCAGGCGGTGCGGCGGGTGCCGCGATTGGCTCTATCGTGCCAGTGATCGGAACGGCCATTGGTGGCGCGGTCGGTGCGTTTCTTGGCGGCATGGGCGGCCAGGATATCGGTGGCTTTCTGGGCAAAGCGCTGTTTGGCTCAGATGAAAAAACCGAGGCCGTCGCTGACAAGGGCGGTGATGCCAAACCTTCTGCCGCACCTGGCGATGTGGTCAAAGCGATGGCGGCAGTCGCACCCGCCCCTCTGGCATTGCCCGCAGTCGTCAAGGCTGCCGAGCAGAGCAAGCCTGAACCCACCAAGGTCGACCAGCAATTCACCTTCTCGCCGAATATGCCCGTCAACGTACAGGGCGATGTAAAGGACCCGGCACAGCTGGCAAGGGACATCGCACCGTTTCTGCAGCGCCAATTTGAAGAGTTCAGTCGGCAGGCGGCTGCCCGCCAATTGTTTGATGCCCCGCACGTAGGGTGAGGAAAGGTTATGGCTTATGCAGAACAGCTGCAGTCATCGTTGAAATACCTGATTGCAGCGGGAGAGGTGGGACGCCGTAGCCTGGATGACATGCTCGGCCCCTTGAACGGGGCCATTGGCGATATGACAGGGGCCGCGTCGGAGCTGGAGAACATTCCGTTCATTGGCCCGGCCATTGGTGAAAAACTGCAACGCACCATGCGGGGCATCAGTGTCGCGCAGACAAAGGTGGGGCAGGTGGCGGCGATGTACGGACAGGCAACCAGTGCAGCATCGCAAGTGCAGGAGCGTATGGGGGCACTGCAAGAGCAGGCGTCCAAAGCCGGAGCTGCGATCAATCGGGTGGCGGGAAGCGTCAGTCCGGCGCTGGGCAACATTGTGCCGACGGGCAGCTTCGCAACGCAGATGACACCGGCTCCCGAGGCGGTGAAACCGTTTCCGCATCTGCTGATTATTCAGCCGCTAAAGCCTGAGGCGCAGCCGTACTACTTCAACCTGGATACGGCTGCCTTCGATGAGCTTCGCAGACAGACCGCGTTCCGCTGGGCCGGGCAAGAGCGCTTGACGCGCAGCATTGCGCAACAGGCGGTTGGCCTCGGAGACGACAAGCTGAGTTTGAAGGGGGCCATTTTTCCCGGCTTCAAGGGCGGCCTCAAGCAACTGGATACCTTGCGCAGCATGGGGCGCAACTTGCAGCCGCTGAGCCTTACCACCGGTTACGGCGAGGTGCTGGGCAACTGGTGTCTGCTTAGCGTGGATGAAGAACAGAGCAACCTGCTGGCCGGGGGTATTCCTCGCAAGCAGGGCTTTTCACTGGAGTTTGTGAGCTATGGCGACGATCTGCAGAACGTCTGATGGGGATCTGCTGGACACTATCTGCCAACAGTATTACGGGCATCTGAGCGGTAGCGTTGAGGCCGTGCTGGATGCCAATCAAGGTCTGGCCGACGAGCCCCAGCCGTATCGAGCGGGTGTGCAGATCCTGTTGCCGGATCTGCTTACCCAGACAGAGGAAGTGATTCAGCTCTGGGGTTAGCTCGCCGCCTTTATGCATTCCAAGGAGGCTTGCAGGTAGGACTGGTGATACTCGACGAACAGTTTTTCGTTATTCCCGATCAACCCTTGCCAAGACGTGGCTGCATCAATCGCCGCGTTGTTGCATTTGGCGAACGGGGTAAGGAGCGTTCCAAACTTTGCGCCTTCGTCTTGAAGCTTGTTCAGTGCGATGGCCTGGTTACGGCTTTGGGTACCGTTCATGGTTCCCGATTTGGCTAACGCGTGACCGTCGTCGACCGTGCTGTTAAGGCGTGCGATGAAGTCCATGGCTTCTGCTGGCGTGATCTTCGCAGCTGCGTCTTGCGCCGCCTGATAGCGCTGGCCTGCAGCTTTGTCTTCTGCGCTGACGTTTTCCGGGGCGAGATCAATGACTTCAACCTTCTTTTCTGCTTGCACTGAGCCTGCGGCCAGCACGAGCAAGATAATTCCGATAGTCCTTTTCAACGTTCAATCCTTATTAATATTCGGCGGCGGATTCTAGTGAATCCGCCATGCCTTGTCATGGTTATAAGAAGGTCTCATGAAGCCTGTATTCCGAATCGTCGCAGACCGCACCGATATCACGGCCCTGATCAATGATCGTTTGTTGCTGCTCCGGACAAGTGACAAGCCAGGCATGGAGTCGGATGAGTTTGAGCTGCGCATCGACGACCGTGACGGCGCGGTCTCTCTGCCTTCACGCGGTGCAGACATCGAGATTTACCTGGGTTACGAAGGGCAGCCACTGACGCGGCTGGGGCTTTACACCGTGGATGACATTGAGTTGTCCGGGCCTCCCGATACCTTGGTCATTCGCGGCAAGGCCAGCGATATGCGTGGCAGCGGCAGAACCACTCGTTCCGGTAGTTGGGAGGAAGTCTCGCTGCAGCAGATCGTGAATGACGTTGCGACACGAAATAGCTGGAAGCCTGTCTGTAACGTCGCAACGAAGGTGCCCCGCGCTGATCAGCTTGACGAGTCTGACTACAACTTCATTACCCGGCTGGCCAAGAAGCACGACTGCACCGCGAAAGTCGCAGACGGCAAGTTGTTGGTGCTGCCACGCCAAGGCGGTGAGAGCGCAAGTGGTAAGGCATTGGGCGTTGTGACGATTCAAAGGCATGACGTGGCGCGCTGGCAGTTTCGCCTGAGTGACAAGACCACGCAAAAAGCCGTACAGACCAAGCATCAGGACAAGAAAACGGGAAAGCTGAAGGTGGTTGAGCTGACCAACGATCAGTCACCTGACGGCCTGCCACCCGTTCACACCGACCGCCACATCTACCCGAACAAATCTGCTGCTGAGCAGGCCGCCAAGGCGCGCCTTGCCGCATTCAACCGCAGCACCGCAGGCGTCCGGCTGGAAATGGCCGGGCGTATCGACCTGTTCGCCGAGCGTATGGTCGACGCTCAGGGCTTCAAGGTCGGTCTGGACGGTGAGTACCTGGTCGACTCGGTTGAACAGGTATTTACCCAGTCCGGCTGGACAACCACGGTGGAGTGCAACGGCGGGAAATCCGGCAAGGCCAAAGCGAAAGGCAAGAAAAAGAAAGAGAAGAAACCGGTCAAGGTCGTACAGCTTTGACTGCACATGAAGTTTGGTTGGCCCGGTGTTAGTTGCGAAATTTTTAGGGTGTAATAAGTTTTATCATGCTTGGTTTTCTTCTGTAAATCTCCTGTTGTCAGGGGGCTGTAGTTAGTAATATCGATCCTTTCCTTAGCTCTGATTGAGCTAAGGAAGTTAATGAGTTTAGTGCGAAATAATATTTTTATAACGAGCCTGGATGGCTCAGTGTAAAGTCAAATTTGTAGCCTGTATCTTTGAATATGCCGAAACGCACCGATACGGGGACTATTCTATCAAATACCATATAGGCAGAATTTGAGGGTGTGACGGCGCTTTCACTACTGAAAAAATTCAAAATGTCTCCCTCACAGTCAATCTCCCCTGTTCTCACTCCATATTGAACTGAGCTTATGTGCTGGCTACCTGCAGGACCTGTGCCCCAACGAAGCGGTTGGGGGCCGTCTTTCGGAATTGCAATCACCCATGGAGAAACGCTTCCGAATCTCGGGCGTATCTCTAAGGTCCCCTGCGTCGGGCTTTCACTTATATGCATCTTCCATACATACTGGGGAATTTCCTTCTTTGCTCTTTCAGGAGGTTTTCCGGTTAGCCCAGATCGTATTTCTTCTTTCCAGTCGGGCGATTCTAAATTGACGCAAAGTCTGACTTTTAGCACGGGCGGTACCTCGCTGAAAGGAACGCCATGTAGAATGCCTATCAACGGGAATTCGTCCCCTTTCTCTCGCAGAGCTCTATCGATAGCGTACGCCAATTCTTCCCGACATGGCGCGCTCGCAAGGCTTTCTGCTGTAACTAAGTAAGCCCATGCTTTCGTTTCTGGGCTGTTTATTTTTTCTGCGATTTGGTCCCACAGTCTTCTGCCTGTCGTAAGAGCTACTTTGTCGTAGTGTGTTTTTATACCAGCGGCCTCTAATTCTTGTGCCAAGTAATCGAAATCGCCATTTTGGTTGTTGGCCCATGCATAGGTTATCCATAGCTTGCTATCGTTCATGGTGTTCAAGTCCAGAGGTTGAAAGGGGTATATAGATCGCGTTTGCCGCTTTGCAAATTATAGGTGCGACGCAAATTTACACCAGCTCAACCCATTGAAGTAAAAAAGTAAATTTCAGGAGACGTACGATGCCAATAACCACGCAGCAATTGCTGCAGATCCTTCCCAACGCCAGCTCCCGAGCTGGCGTTTTTGTTCCTGTCCTAAACGTTGCGATGAGCAAATACGCCATTGTCACCAAATTGCGCATGGCCGCGTTTCTGGCGCAGGTAGGGCACGAGTCCGGCCAGCTCCGCTACGTGCGCGAGTTGGGCAGCGATCAATATCTCGACAAGTACGATACCGGGCGGCTGGCTGAGCGCCTTGGCAACACGCCAGAGGACGATGACGATGGTCAGCTGTATCGGGGCAGGGGACTTATACAGGTCACCGGGCGAGACAACTACGCCGCTTGCGCAGAGGCGTTAGGGCTGGATCTGCTCGAGCATCCCGAACTCCTGGAGCGCCCAGAGCATGCAGCCATGTCGGCAGGTTGGTTCTGGCACCGAGCTGGACTCAATACCTTAGCGGATAAAGGCGACTTCCTGGCGATCACCAAGCGCATCAACGGTGGCACCAATGGCCAGGCAGATCGGCAAATGCTCTACGAGCGTGCCTTGAAGGTTTTGTCCTGAGCCGAAAGACTCCCAGCAGCAAAGTGAAAAAGAGCGACCAGTCGAGATGCGCCAACATCGCGGCTGGTCACCGTTCCCGCAGATTACCCCTGCAAGTCCAGCCAAGGCTCTCGCTTCGTGCACAAAGCGGAGCGAGCCTAGCACCTGTTCATATATACAGTAAAGGTCTTGCTTTCTATGTCCACACCCATCATCCCTTGGATGGGCGGTAAACGCCGCCTGGCCGACCGCCTCATCCCGCTGTTCCCACCCCACGAATGCTACGTCGAAGTGTTCGCTGGCGGTGCGGCCCTCTACTTCATGCGCCCCCAGGGCGCCCCCGTTGAAGTCTTGAACGACATCAATGGAGACTTGGTGACGCTGTATCGCGTCGTCCAAAACCACCTTGAAGAATTCGTCCGCCAATTCAAATGGGCACTCAGCTCGCGCCAGGTATTTGAGTGGCAGAAGATGACCCGTCCCGAAACACTCACAGACATCCAGCGCGCCGCCCGGTTCTTCTACCTGCAGCACCACGCCTTTGCAGGGAAGGTCAGCGGGCAGACTTTCGGTACCGCAACGACGGGACCGGCCATCAACTTGCTGCGGATCGAGGAAAATCTGTCTGCAGCCTGGCAGCGTTTGTCCGGTACGTATGTGGAGAACCTACCGTGGCTTGAATGCGCTGAGCGTTATGACCGGCCCCACACATTCCACTACATGGATCCGCCGTACTGGCAGACGGCTGGGTATGGTGTGGATTTTCCGTTTGAGAATTATGAGCGGATGGCTGATTTCATGCGCAGGTGCAAAGGTAAAGTGATGGTAAGCATCAACGATCATCCTGACATCCGGTGTGTATTCGAGGGGTTTAATCTTGAGATGATAGACATCCGCTATACTGCGGCTAATCAACGTCAAGGCAGAGCGTCAGTGAGCGGAGAGCTTGTAGTCATGAATTGGGAACATTCTGATTTGGGCGGCTTGTTTTAACAAAGAGCTACAGTTGGTGGGTTTTTTAAAAGGTACTCTCTGGCTGGTAAAAATGTTGGGCTGCCTAAAAAACTAATGGAAGAAAGAGTTATGCTGGAAACTTTATTGCTTGTAGCTACAGTTTTAATGGCTTTCGCTATTGCGGTTATTTTTATTTTTTTGATCTTTGGTAAGGGGGGTGAGTTTGATCAGAGGTTTAAGTCCATATTCATATTAGACGAACGTCTTGGGCTAGCTCATCAAGGTTTGCTATGGCTGTCTATAGCGGTCCCTATCAGTTTAGGCTTCTGTTTGGGGATGTGGGCGTGGTGGGGGTATACAGTAAATCTAAGCTCATCTGGGTTTAAAACATTCGTAGAGATCAGTATAGTTCCACTTGCTGTTATGTCTTTGGCATTACCGGTAGCAGGCCTTGTTTCGAGGTTTCACTCAACTAAACAGGCCGCAACTCAGATCGAGGTTGTGAGTTTAAAAAATAATCTTGATGCGTATTATAGTCATCGAAAAGAGTTGATTGCATATTTCGATTGCATGAAAAGTGTTGTTTATTTAGATGTGGTAAAGTTTAAATATCCAATTCATCCTGTTTTGCACAAGCGATTCTTCGATGGTGTGCCGACGGAAGGAACTCCGGAAATTATTGTTGAATCTTTCGAGTCTGTTGAGCGAAGGATACTCTCCGCAGCCTCTGCATTAATGTTTGTTTTCACAAGTCAAGATAGAGAGGTGGCTCTAAATAGATACCTGCAGGCGTGCACGGATATAATTCAAGTTTCAACTTGGTTGGGGGTTAGAAAGATTTATATTGGTTTGAGAAATAAAGGCGTATTTGTGTACTCAGGCAAAAATAGTGTTGTCAATGGTAATCGTATTGAAGGATACGCAACTATAGGGTGCACAACAGCGGAAATCTTAGCTTCCATAAGGTTTGTGAGAGGATTTTATGACTGTTTATGTGATTTCTCTGGATTTCGGCGAATGGAAATCGAAGGACATGATCTTGTCTTTCATGGAGGGGAAAAGCTGATCCAGTCAGAACCTATCATTGAGAGCCTCCACGATAATGAAATTGCTACGGCAGCCGCAGCCGGTAAGGCTGCTTATGAGAAAAACCATAGTCGGGTGCGCGGTGATGCAAAATAAAAATGCAGGATTATGTTAGGGGCTGGATCAGAGCAGGGCCTTGATTTCGAACGTTTCCGACGTCTTTGCCAACCTTAAACCACTCGAACTCCTCAACCGGCGCACAGCATTTCTGGGCAATCTCAGCGGCGCGCGCCGGTTTGGTGGATGAGTCTGCCCACTCGCGGGCCAGACTGGGGCTGAGCACCAATGGCCTTCGGTCGTGGATATCCACCATGCCATGATCGCTGGCCGCAGTAATGATCACGAAGCCATCGCCCTCATTAGGCTGCAGCCCAGTATGAACTTGCGCGAGCGCTGCAAAAAACATTGGCTTCTGGTTTTTCAAGCGAATGAAGTACGGCTGCTTCTTCTTCGGGTCATCCGGATCTTTCACCCATTCGAACCAGCCGTTTGCTGGCGCTAGCGCTCGCCCGTTCGGCCAAAGCTCCTTGAAAAACTTGCCTGTCATCACGGTTTCGACTCGTGCATTGATTGGTGCGGGACGTTTACCCTGTGCCCAGAAAGGAGCCCATCCCCAGCGAACCTTGTCGACACTGAGCCCAGCCTCCGTCGGTCGAATGATCTCTACGCGGGTCGTCGGCGCGACGTTGTATCGCTCTATCGGCCAAAGGTCATAGCCATTGATCACCAGCTGCTCTGGCGCAAGCTCTTTGAGGTAATGGTCCATGGATTCGTAGATCGAGTAGCGTCCGCACATGATGTCACCCGTAATGTCACTCGTCGAAAATGCCTGCCTATACGATTGACCGCACGCGGGCTGAAGAGTTAACTGTATATGTATACAGTAATCTCAATCGAAAGGTTTCCCCATGAGCGTAGTCATTCTCGGCCCATTGTCTGAAGGGGGCATCAAGCTCCCGCTTTACTCGTTCCAGGTGCCTGCAGGGTTTGCTTCGCCCGCTGTCGATTACATTGAGAAGCATGTCTCACTGGATGAAATGGCAGAGGTCCGTGCGCCTCATGTGTACCTTGCGAAGATCCTCGGTGACAGCATGATAGGCGCGGGCATTTTCGATAGGGATCTGATCGTCGTCGACCGCAGCCGCAACGCGGAGCATGGGGAGATTGTCGTTGCGGCGCTGAATAACTCTGAGCCGATCTGCAAGCGGCTCTTCATGATGGATGGAGTCGTCAAACTCCAATCTGAAAACGCCGCGTATCCAGCTCGGCATATTTTGGAAGGTGACAACCTGGTCATTTGGGGCGTGGTGAATTACAGCATGCGTCGTCATGGAAAGGCATGAGCCGGTTTTCGCGCTGATTGACTGCAACTGCTTTTATGCGAGCTGCGAGCGCGTCTTCCGTCCTGACTTGGAAAAGACTCCTATAGTGGTCCTCAGCAATAACGACGGATGCGTCATCGCCCGCAGCTATGACGCCAAACCATTTGTGAAAATGGGGGCTCCGTATTTCCAGATCAAAGAGGTGCTGCGCCGCAATGGCATCAAGGTGTTCAGCAGCAACTACGCGCTTTATGGCGACATGAGCGAGCGCGTGATGTCGATCATCGAGTCCATGGTGCCCGCCACTGAGGTTTACAGTATCGACGAAGCGTTCGCGGACTTGACCGGCATCCCTGGGGACCTCACAGCATTCGGTCGTCGCATACGGGCTTCCGTCCTCAAATGCACGGGCATACCTGTCGGGGTCGGGGTCGCTCCGACTAAAACCCTAGCGAAGCTTGCGAATCACACCGCGAAGCGGTTGCTGGCTCAAACAGGTGGTGTCGTCGATATCTGCGATCTGCACAAACGCAACTGGGTGCTGCGCAACACGGCGGTCTCCGAGGTCTGGGGTGTAGGCCGGAAGATGAAAGCACACTTGGAAGCGATGAACATTCTCACCGCAATGGACCTGGCCAGCGCCGATCCCCGCACCTTGCGCGACCGGTTCAGTGTTGTCATTGAAAAGACGGCTCGTGAGTTGGCCGGCACTCCATGCTTGGAGCTGGGCGAGGCCGCGCCTCCCAAGCAGGAGATCTGCTGCAGCCGGATGTTCGGTCAGCGGCTGGCTACGATTGAGCCAATCAAGGAAGCGGTGGCCACCTACATGCAACGTGCTGCGGAGAAGCTTCGCTCCCAGAATTCCCTATGCAAGAAGATCCGGGTCAGCATCCGCACTGGCATGTTCAACCCTGAAGAAGCCAAGTACGCCAATGGCGCGCTGGTCGAACTGCCGTATCCCACAAATGACGTGCGCTTGATGACGAAAGCTGCGACCGAGGCTGTGAATCGCCTGTTTCGGCCGGGCTTCAAGTACAGCAAGGCGGAGGTGCTGCTACTGGACCTTCGTCAGCCAGGTGAGTTTACGGATGATCTTTTCGCGGCCTCGCAGCCGGTCGCGGCCGAGAAGGTTATGGGCGTGCTGGACGAGATCAATGCCCGATGGGGCAGAGGGACACTGAGAGCTGGAAGTGTGCCCGTGGACCCCGATTGGGCGATGCGCCGCGACATGATGAGCCAGAGCTATACGACGAATATTCAACAGCTATGGACGGTACGGTGTGATTAAGAAGTAGCACGCCGATTGCACGCCTGGCGCACTGAACAGATCCTGAGCTTAAACAGCGAGTTTAGGGCCTTGGATCTGGTTTAAAACTACTCTCAACTCATGCCATGGATGAAGTCCTGGTGAATTGGCATCGCAGTCAGGTGAGTGCTCAAATGACTGACCCGCCATGTCTATAGGCTGGGCTATGAGGCAGTGACTGCATACAACAAAGTCTGCCATCAGGCACCATCGACCAGCCCAAATGGCTTGTTGCTCGTTCAACAGGCTGTCCACCCTCATACGGCTTTCAATGACACCTTTTTTCATAACTGATCCTTGTCGTGTTGTGGCGGCGTGATTGCGCCAGGCATCAGGGTAGTTCAGTTAGGTGACGTCGATGCGAGTAAATTGGAGTAAAGAAGGCGTGGTAGGCGTGTTTTCGTTATAGCTCTGATACTTCTAAACAGCTGCTGACCGCGAGTGCAATAACATCGTACAGGGCGGGTGGACGAACCACGTACCGAAAGACCATGGTTTTCTACATCCCCCGTTAAGTTTGTGGTCCCAGAAGGGCGTACCAAAAGGCGGTACTATTTCGTGCTTATGCGTGCGCCAAGGTCAACTTTCGCATCAATAATCCGCTCCAGCCACTCCCAGTCTTGGTAAGGGTCTCCGCGCCCCTTAAGGTGTGTGTACCGTCGCAATGAGTTCCAATCACGATGGCCTGAGACGCTCGATACTCTAGGGATGTCCCAGTCCATTTCGAAAAGCCTGCTGATGCCGTCGTGTCGCATATCGTGAAAGCGAAGATCTTTCAGCTCAAGATACTTACAAGCTCGTGTGAATGCGGCAGAGATCGAATCTGAGTTATAAGGAAAAATCTCTGCGCATCCTTTAGGCATGCTCTGCAGGATCGCCCATGCTTCGTCAGGAAGGTGGCACCAGACGTCGTTTCCGATCTTCTGTCCGGGATTTTTCATGTCTCTGACCAGAACAGCTTGGCGTTTTTCATCCAGATCGTCCCAGCGAATCCGAGTGATTTCTTCCTGTCTACGCGTGGAAAATATCGCGAATCCAAATACTTTGGGCATATTGATCGAAGACGGCTTACGTATCTGCATCTCAAAAAAATGAGTAAGCAGAGCGTCGAGCTCGTCTTTCGTAGGTCTCCGAGTACGCTCTTTGCTCTTGCTGACCATTCCCAGTTTACGTAGGACGATTCGCGCATCCGACATTGCGTGAGGGGCGACGTCATATCCCCATGCAGGCTTTGCTACGGACAACACCGCTCCCAGATGCGACAGATCATTGCCTACAGTTTGCGCTTGGACTCCGCCGCCTTCCTTGCCCATTCGCCACTGCGCGTACTCAACCAGTTTCTGACTGGTCAAATCTGAATCGGCTACCTCTCCCAGCCAGCTCTCGCTTATGGCCGTAAGCGTTGCCCGCTTGGTCTTGCCCAGCGCGCGAACCTTCTCGTACTCATCAAGGTATCGGTTGATCATCTGCTTGATGCTGACGGTCTTGCGGTTCAAGCGCTCAATCGCACCTGGCACGGCCAGCTCGGCCTCACGTCGCTTCATCCACGCTTGAGCTACCTGCTTGCGGTCGAAGGTTTGGGTTTCCTGATAAACTGGCAAGCCGACCCTATTGATCCGAATCTGAGCCGTGAAGCCAGTGGTTTTGTCTTTGCGTTTCCGTGCTGTGATCGTGCCCAT